GAAAATGGAGAGATGAAGATCCACCCGAAGAAATATATGGTAAAACAAGAAATAGACCCGTTCCTTTTACAGATAGACATATTATTAATGTTGTTAAAAAAATATCAGCTATTAGCGGTGTTTCATTTACAGTACATGATATTAGACGTTTATCGGGACAAAGGATTGTAGAATTAACAGGAAGCCTTATTAAGGCTAAAAAACTGTATGGACATTCTAACGTTGCGATTACCGAAAAGAGTTATGTGGCTTATAAGAATAAAGATAAGATAGAGTTAGCTGAAATATTAGCTGATGATGTTAAAAAAATTATTTCCAATCATTTTTAACTTATTGTTTTAGGCTACACTTTCAATTAATTGTACAGATGTTTGATATCTACCATAGGATATTTCTGTAAAATTTATTGGTTTACTTAATCGAACCCAATTCCTTGTAGTACCATCATCATAAATGAAAGACCTCATAGTAGAAACACTACTTTGAAGGCTTTCAAGTTCTGTTTTCATCGTACTACCAATATTAGACCAACTAAGATTCCAAGTTTTTTGTTTACTGTGTTGTTTAAATAGATGATTAACTCCACCGGTAGATGTGATTATATCTGTACCAAAAGAACTAGACTCTTTTGTACTTAAATCTGGTTTATGATCAAAGGTGTATTTCTTACCCGCAAATCCTTCATACATTTTTACTTGTCTATTCCCACTAGTTAATGGTTGAAAATGAAAACATATATATCTTGCAGTTACATCTGAATCATAATCAAATATATACCAATCAAAAGGTCTTTCATTTACAGCCGCTCTTTGTGTCCATGATGATGAACTATTATCCGATGTAAATATTTTTGCGGTAAATGTTTGAGTTAAGTCAAAATATACTGCGAAACAATTATGTTCCTTACTTGATCCTAAGTCAAATCTTAATCCAAGGTAAGTAAGTGATGTAGATTCTGCATAGGAATCATCAAACCCATCGTTAACTCTTTCGTAGTCGGACCAATCAGCTATAGATGTAAATGTGTCACTACTTATATATCCTGGAGATATAGCACTCGTCTGAATGTCTTGAAAATCTGTATTATCATATATAAAGCTACCCATTATGATAACTGTTCTTCTAATTTTATTTGTATATCAAATATATTGTTGGCGATTTCTGTAAATGTTGGTTCTTGCATTAGTCTCACATAATGATATTCTGAATCGTCATAGTAAATAAACTTTTTATAATCTTGAACAATATCAATTATTCCTTCTAAGGAAGATTTCGTAGTAGCAGACGCGCTTCTCCAAGTCCAATTCCATGTTCGCCTTTGTTCATGTACTTTATTTATATATTTCTTTCCATTCCAGGAAGTGTTTGATTGCTCTCCAAATGTATAATTTTGTTTTTGAGATAACTCAGGTTCAATCTCAAACTCATATTGTCTACAAAGCATTACTTCATTAGGGTTAAAAAAATTTTGTGTTGATCTAATGAACCAATATCTTCTGCTTACAGAACTAAATGATCTCAAATTCCATCCTTTATTATATGTGGAAGACATTGTTGGCGATGTAGTAATAGGCATATTAGTACTATCACCCATATCTGTTCCATTATCGTTAGATACTCCATAATAAATTTCAATATCAGAAGATGTCCCACCTGAATGATATACAGCTACATGAGTTGTTCCACCACCAACATTTCCACCTAAGTCAAATCTAACTATTTCATTTGAACCAAAGCCATCTGAGGAGTGTCCAATGTTATTGTTCGTTAAGTGCCATTCGCTAGTTACGTTGCTGCTAGAGCCATCATTAAAAGAATATAACGTACTGCCATTAGAAGTATCAGTTCTAGAGCCATCCGCAACACTGATCGATTCACTTACGGGGTAAAAAAATGATTTAGCCATTATACATTCACCTCTCTACAATCAATAGATATTTTCCCAGGTGATCTAACTAAATTTGTTATCATATAATATTTGTTTGACCAAGAACCACCAAATGGTTTCATAGGAGTATTACTATTATCGAATGCAACAATATCTCCTGTCTCAAGTTTATATCCTTTGTTATGATTGATTATATCTACTGAAACTTGTGTTTTAATTGTTCCAAAAATATTCATATAATAATTAGAAAATCCATCATTTGGATCACCATCGCCAGGGTTAGTTTGTCCTGGCTTGTTAACATTCATTTCCAAATCAACTTGTGCTATATTTTCTTTTGTACCTTGGGAACCATACCATTTTTCTCGATATTCATTTTCATCATCAACTGCGGTTATAGAGTTTAAATATCTACTGTCGTCCGCAGGATGTTTTTCGTAATTAATTTCCATTTTTGTTAATAATTCGCTAAAGGGAGTAGTGGATACTTTTATATTATCTATATCATCAGAACTTAATGTTTCTGCAATATCGCCTGAAGAATACGAATCTTTTACATACCATACAGATCCAGTTCCATCATGTCTCCATTTCCATATAAAACAAAACTCATATTGAATGCGCTCTAGGATTGTTTTTAGCTCAGTTGGTTCTAAGGCCCACCATCTGATATTCCATGCAGAAGTAATCCTTGCTGCTTTCACATCAAGGTTAGATGCATAATTAAATATATTAGCATCTGTATCGTCATAATCTGTAAATCTTTTTAATAAATCTCTATGCGCTTCTAATCCTGTATCAGCAACACCCGATCCACCATTAAAAGAATTTGTTAATCCATCTGCACCTGAATACAGAAGTTCTACGTGTTTTCCTTCTGAACCTTTTTGACTAGCACTTACTTGGTGTTCTGATGCACATTCTACGTCCCATATTTTACCTGTACCAATAACTGTAGCTGAATAACCCATTACTGTAACACCATTAGTCTCTAATTCCCAAATAATAGAACTTGGTAGTTGACCATTCTCTGTGTATGCTTGATAAGAACTAGTAGATTGCGCGGTTGTGCCAGGAGTAGTTCTAGTCGATAATGCTGTATCAACACCATATGTTTGATCAACAATTTTTATATATGAATTAGCGTGTGGAGTCCCTGTAGCACTATAAATAAAACTATAATTAATCTTTTGCTTAAACTCATTACAACTATGATCAATGTTAGGAACATTTAATATTAATTGATCTTTGTGATTATTTGTATCATTATTTGACATAGATGTAGATCGTTGGTAAGTGGAATAGTCAGAACCTGAAGTCGAGCCATCGTAAGACTTTTCAGAATCTGTCCAGTCGTTTCCACTCCCTTCTGTAGTTGGTCTATATTTTACTGCTCTTTTTAGCGTACTCTTATTTCTAGAAGCATATCCGCCTTCGTATGCTACAGAAGTTTGATAATAGTCATCATCATATATTGGGATAAACTTATCTAAAGCAGATTCATAGTAAAATAACTTTCCATCTGTTACACTTGAGCTGTGAGGAAGTAATGCATAAACATCTCTTACACCAAAACTATCCACAGGAAGGGGAAATAAGGATTTATTTGTACAGAAGTCAGGAGAACTTATAGTAGATGCCGTAGAGTTATCAAAAGAACCATATGCCACAGGGAAATATCTTTTAGAGGTGCTTGTTTTAACGTTCGGTATTGATATATAATCCCAAGGTTGTTTCTCAATTATTTTTAATGTAACAGTTTTATCTGTACTAGATATATCAACTAATCGACCTTCGTATATTTGTAAGCAGTTAGATAACGTTGATTCATCGTCTATTTGTGAATAAATTTTAACTGCTCTGTTAATATATGTTCTCGTTCCCGATAATAATTCTACTGAAAAATCTGAATCTAAATATTCAAAGTTTGCTACAGTAATAGTAATATTTCCAGTAGATGCTTTACTATTTGCAAGATCTATGGAAGTTCTAATAGATAAATTACCGGTTACTGCTCCATAATATGGCTCACTGCTTACCTCAGTATCATAAAATGATAAACCAACAAAATGATTAGTGTTTGTAGGAAAGTCGTTATAGCCTAATTGAATAAGCCAATTTTCTTTTATACTTGGTTTACTTACAGCAGCAGAATATGATGATGGGAGTGTTAGGCTCAAGCTAGATCAAACCTTAATGCATCCTTAATCTGCGGTATAATTTGATCTCTTGTATAATTTTCACTCATTACATTGCCAGATATGTTAACAGTTACACTACCACCATGCGATAAAGATGGATTTTGTTCACTTGGAGAAATTGTTACTCTTTCCCTTCCTGACACATTGTCACCCACTAATATCATTTGTGGTCCGCTTGTAATAAAATCTCCACCTTTAGCAAATGCCGGTGGTTTTTGCGCCAATACTGCTCCGGCTTGCATTGCACCCATTGTTGCAATCATTGGGGTCATAAATCCACCTGATGGTGGCATTAATGCTACTGCTTTCATTATTGCTTTTGAAGTGTCCATCCCAATACTTGCGATAGCAGCGGATTGATCAAATCTAAATAACAACATTTGTTCTTTTTGAAATTGTTTACGGACTTCACGTTCCATATCTTTACGTCTTTCCGTATCCGCATTCTTATATTGTTCTGATTCTTTTAAGGTAGATACCTCTGCTTTTACTCTTGCATCTAGATTAGCTTGAAAACTAGAAGTCATTGCTTCAAATTGAGCAAGCAACATTCGATGTATTTCCTCTCTTCTCTGTTTTGATTTCTCGGCATCATCATCTTCTAGCGCATTAATTGCTTCGCTATATTTTTCTTTAATTTCAAGTATTTTTGCATTCTTAACTTCTTCATCGTCAATCATCAGTTGAGCAGCTGCTATTTTTTCATTACGCTCTTTTTCAAGGTTCATTATAGCTTTTTCGAGAGTCGATTTACCTAGCTTTCTTTTAAAATCTTCAAAATCCAACAATCTCTGAGCCATTTCTGCTTCCATATTAGCTTGTTGCTTCATTGCTTCTTTAGACTGTTTCCCCATTTCTTTAAATGTTTTTTTAGAAAATTCATCATCAACAAACATATTATCAACCATATCTGGATCAAAATCAAACTCAACAGGAACTACCATTTTAGGTATCATTCTAAATCCTCTTCCGGTAGACTTTCCTTTTTTCCATGTTAATTTAGCATCAACCTCAGTACCTTTACCGCTGAAGCCTTCTAAAACCTCTTTTAGCTTAAGTATTTGATTGGTATATGCGTTTGCTGTTTCTAAATCTCCTTCAGCAATTGCATTAGTCGTGCTTTGTCTTAAGCTAGACATTGCACCTTCAATACCTTCTTCCAAGTCTTGCCAAGTGCCGGTAAATTCACGACTAGATGAATTCATAAATCCAAGAGTTCTTTCAAAATTTTGTACTATAAAATCAAATTCTCTAAATTCAAAAGCCATATCTTCTACATCACTAACTTGTTTTTCAAAGTCTAAATCATTTTGCGCGCCCTTTAAATCGTTAAAACGACCTTCTAGAGAATCAGTACTCCAACCTAACTCATCAAACTTACGCTTTAAGGATTCAACGGGAGTATCTACTAGATCTTGAATACCTTTCCCTAAGAAATCAAATGTATCTTTTAAGAATGCTACTTTATCTTGCAGTTTTAATACTTTAATAAGTAGTTCTCCAAAGGATGCTGATGCTCTTAATGCAGAGTCACCCATATTACTCATAGCCCCAGTAAATGTTTTACTTAGTCTATCTGTACTACCTGCGATACCAATTGCAGGGTCTTGCATTGTCTTGATTAGTGCTTCTCTAAATTCTGGTAACGTAGTCTTAGATAAGTCTGAAATACCTTGGGTCATCTTTACCATATTTAAGATGCCGCGCTCTCTGAGTACGTCAGCCGCACCTGGACCCGACAAGGCTCTACCGAATGCATTTGCTGCTTCTGTAGCAGTAGTTCCCATGAATGCAGCTAAGTCAGTTACAGTTTTAATTAAATCTTCAGCATCTCCCCCAAATGCTTGTAATTGCGCTCCGGCTTCTACTACATCAGCAAGAGAAAATGGTGTGGTTGCCGCTACTTGATTAAATTTATTAAAAGCTTTTTCTGCGCCTTTTACAGATCCGGTTAACCCTACTAACCTTGTCTTTACATCTTCAAATTGTCTAGCAGCTTTTACAAACTTTGATATAGATGCAATAACTGCACCAAATGTAAAGCTTATTAATAGTAAGTTATTTCTAAATGCACCGATTGAGCGTCTTAATCCAGATGTAACTCCCCGCATACTTTTAGCCGAAGCATTATATCCTGCTACTTTACCGGTAACTCTTTTTAGTGCTTTATCTAATTGTTTGGTACTTTGCTCAAGCCTTTTTTCAGCATCCCTAAATCTATCAGTACCTACTCTTGCACCATCTAATGCACTCTTATGTTTACTAACTTGCTGACGAAGAGCCTTTATAGAACCTTCTACTGCATTTGTTTTCTTTTTGGTTTCTTCAAATCCCTTGCTTCGGATTTCTAATATAAATTTATGTTCCTGTGGCATCTTGATCCATTTTTCTTTTACGATTTTTACAAGCGGTTAATTCCTCATTTATAGCGGAAAAGATGACTAATTTCTCATAAGAAGCTTCATCCATACATCTTGCTAAAGGAATATTAAATTCTTTGGAATACATATATTCTTCTAAATAAATGTTAATGTCATTTGTAAAAAAAGAATATGGTGAACTACAGAAAGGCATATTGTAATATAATTGCTGACCAGGAGAGAATTTCTTTTCTCTATCTTCAACTAATACTCTGTCTACCTCTCGCCATAATTCATCTTCAGTATATGTAATTACCTTGTGTAAAGTTGGAGATTTAGCTTTATAAGGAAATTCACTAGGGATTGAAGACTCAGGTATACCAAAAAAACTATACCAAGTACTTAATCTAGCTTTTAAGATTTTTTTTTATTCAAACCTTTGTATTCAGAATAGATTGTAGAAAGAATTTCATCTATTTGATTGTCATCAAATTTACCTAATTCTTTCTCTGGGTCTTCAAAGGCAAAATTCATACACCATTCAAGTACATCATAATATTTTTCAATATCAATTTCTGTACCTTTAAAAGATTTAACTTCTAACTTATGAAGATCCCTTCTATCCTTGAAGGTAAGGTCACGAACAGTAAACTGCCCATGAGGGGTTTTTATTTTCATATTATGCTATAATTTCAAAGAGTGAATCGTCCGGGGCAGATCCGCTTGCATCAGCTGCACATTTTAATGAAACATCAACCATTTGTGCGCCTGCTTCGCTGAATCCGAGAGAGGTTATATAAGATTTTTTTGAATAAAAGCCAAAACTAGTTGCAGTATGCCAAGTTCCATGATTTGCTAATTGATTTGTAACTGCGGTTCCTGCCGCAAATATTGCATCAAGGTTATCTGTATTATCATCATATTTCATTGTTGCATCTATTGAACAAGATAATTCAGGGATAGCCATAGCTATAGCTTGAGGTTCTCTTTTGGAACTTTCTGTAACAAACCCTAAGTATTGTACAGGATTTTCAATGTTTATAGAAAAACTCTGCATCATACAATCTGAAACACCGGCTACTTGTGCATTAGAGAAACTGTGCATATAATATTTTGCTGTTCCCCAAGCAGCAGGGCTTGAGATATCTTGCCCTGTTACTGCGGTAAATGCGGTAGAAAAAGAACCGGAAACTTTAACTCTTCCATTTTCTGTACCCATATCACCCGAAATTTGTAAGCTAGTTAACCGACAACCTGGAAAATAAATATCTGCACCACTAGAAGGTGATAATATTGCCACAGTACAAGTATTAATAATACTACTACCACTTGCACCATTTAATATTGTAGAAGGTTGGAAGGAGTCAGGAACTACATATGCTGCCGGAACACTGTTACTAGATGCGGCTCGTTGAGCAGAATTTGTAATATTCTGTAGCAATAATGGTAATGATGTAGAATCTGCTGTTCCTGAAAAACTAATTTCTTTTAATTGTAAATCTTCATCAATATATGCATCTGCTGTTTGTAAAACCCTACCATCTCCTTGACGCATATCAAATACCTGTAATGGGTTTAACCCCGGCATTTCAACTGAATCAACATCTATTCTCTGCATTGATGATACAATGCCTGTACCTATTGTACTTTCTGCTTTAAAAGCAAGCTGAAGTTGCTTTGGACTATATGCGGCTCCTTGATATGCCATTATTTTTTATCCTTCTTTTTTTCTTTTTTAAAATATTCTTTAGCCTGCGGTGGAATCTCTTTTAAATCGACTTCTAGACCGGCATTTAAATTTCTCCAGTCTTCAGGCTCTAATCCCTTATATGAATCTGATGGTGGGATAGGTTTTATTGCTTTAACTTTCATCTATTATTACCAAAATAGTTTACGTGAACACTTCTTCCACTGAACAAATAAATGTGGCTTCAACTATTAGGAAGTCAGATGACATACTTTCGTTATATGAAACCGCACTACATCTAGCGTTGTGCCATTTATATACATCGCTTGGACTGTAGTCACTATTATTTGCTATTAAACGTTTCAACCTTTCTAAAGTTGGACTAATCGTATTTATATGAGTATGTCGTTGAAATTCTCCCGAAGCTGCCCGTATATATTGTATTGTAATACTAAAGTCCCGTATCTCTCCACTTGCTCTTCTATCAAGCAAATTATCACTTAAGGGAAGTAAATTAAACCAACTGCTTCCTCTAATAGCAAAATCTCGGTCGTAATGAATAGGGAGAGAGAATTCTTCTCTTAATAATTTTTCTAATGGATCTAATACATTCTCTTTTAAAGAATCAACGAATGTTATCATCTATATATTTGTCCACTCTTTACATTTCCAATTGCGATTTCATCCGATTGAAAGACAATTGAAAATTCGTCTCCGGTCGTAAAAACTCCAGGGGACCATCTTATATATCCATTGTATGCAAAAGCTTGATAACTTCCATTCATTAACTCTCCGTCAACTACCTTTTCCTGTTTTAGACCATCGTCATTCGCTACATAAATATCATACTTTACAGTTGTATTCGCAGTTCCTACTGTAAAAGTACCGCCTTGAGAAATTACCGCACGCACATCATCATATAATACGTTTGGTCTAGATTCCATTTTTAAGTCTGAAATAAACCCTGTAGAAGAGCCGTTATAACTAATATAAGTAATTACACCATCTTCAGAACGATGAGTTGTCTCGTTCCATAAAGCATATTCTTTTGACTTTAGCTTATCTAGTAAACCTGTTTTCTGTTCATTTGTAATTCTATCTTCTATCTCACTAGCTTTTTCTGGGTCAATTGAATATATAAGATCAGCTACAGCAAGGGCTGCATTGCAACGAACTACTATCCAATCATAGTCACGTTCTGACGCTCCTTGATATACTGAGTTTTTACGCTTCAATATAGGACGATTTATATAACTTCTTATTCTGTCAGCTTGTTCTGAACACACTCTATTCTTTAGTGTGATCCAATCCTCACCAGACTCCCAAACATCTCCGTTTAATGCACTTGCAGTAGTAGAACCTTTATAGTATTCAATTCTATCTTCTGCACTATTATAATAATACTGATCATCTGAAGATGGTGTTGAACTTTGTGCTGCTCCTAAATCTTTTCCATTACGAAAAAGAACTGAGCAAAATCCGCTATTGTTTAAATAATACAGTGATCCTGAACTTAATTCCCAGGTTGGTGGCAACACTTTTTTTCTATCGTAAGAGTCAACTGTACTTAATATTGACTTTAAATCTGTAGTACTATTACAATATGCTTCAAATTTTGATGCCATTATGCTTCTCCTATAAGTTGATAAGCAGGTAAAAAATGCACATCAGGAATTACGACATCATTAATGATATCCAATAAGGCATCTAATTTTGCTTCTTGTTCTCTTGTCATATTTTCAGGTGGTGTATTCCTAATGTCTTTTTCTATCTTTTTTAATAGTTCCATTGTGTTTAACAATGATTCCATAACTTCATGCACATTATCCATTTTTTACTGTCTTTATAAATTTTTCAATAGTACCTGCACCAAGATAAGTGTTGTAATTATCTTTCCAATACTTAGCCTGTAATTCTATATCTTTAGGGATCGCTCCTTTAGATCTTCTGTACTTTAATCGACACATTACAATACCTGCTACAATTGAAGATTCAAGAATGTCAGACCATTCGTCTTCTTTTGGATCTAGGAAGTACCTTTCATCTAAATGACAAATGTCGCTGACTATCTTTAACAGTTTTTTTCTAAACCGAAGATAGTTTATACAGATATCCATACAACACGACATTCCACTTTCCACCTGGTAGAAGCCACGCGCTGGGCCTTTAATCTGTCGTATATATCTGTAGTTGCTCTCGACTAACCCTGTTCTGTAGACTAACTCCACGGCTTCGGGTGAATACATATCCATCTTCCGAAGCACTCGGGCAATTAATCTCTGAATCTGATTAGAATCAACCATCTACATATACAATAAATGGCGACAAAGTAACTGAAATTAGAATTTCCAAACAAGTCTAACGGCTGCCATAACTACATCCATTGACTCTTTTGCCAATTTTTCCTTTTCTTTTTCAGAAAGCTTACCATCTTTCATTGCTTCTTTGTACGCTTGAGCAATATCTTTTAATTCCTTTACAAGTAAACGATATTTTGTACCAACGATAGTGCCTACCAAGGTTAGCATTAATACCATAAAATATGCAAAGTTAGACCAGTTTAACCATTCCATTATTATTCCTTTAGTTTTTTTATTTTGAGGGTTAAGTAAATTATTGTTAATAAACCGATTGCGGTTTGTAGTACAAATGGTATAGCGTCAACTAACCATACTCCATAACTAAAAAAATTAACTCCAACTGTTTTTATACTATCCACTATGTTTTGTCCAACTTTCCTTTTAAATAATTTAACACTTCACTTTGAGTTCGTAACTCAAATGTAAGTTTTTCGTGTCTGCGTTCAGCGTTTTCTATTACCGATTCATGCCTTCTATCGGCTTTAGTAGCTTCCTTATTCCATCTATCTATAAGCTTGATGGTTATTTCTCGATTTTGCTGAATCTCATTTTCTAAATCTTCTAATTTATTATTTACAAGTCTTTCTACAAATCCCCTAAACCAATACAGCATTCCTGAGAATAATACTACTACAACGCCTATTACGCCATATTCCGCATACATTTCTGCCATATATTGTTCCCATTTATATTAAAATTTATTTTTCTTTCTTAAACATCTTCTGAAGTAAACTTTTGTTTATCTCTTCTAGTTCCGCATTTCGTGAATTCTCTATTACCTGGAGTCGTTTGTCTATCGCTTCATAATTAATTTTAAGTTCAGCAATATCAGACTTTAGAGTAAACCAAGCCATTACCCCAGAGCCAATAATTGCTATTAACTGAACTAACCAACGAATGTTAATAGTAACATTCAGATTATCATCTATCTTTGCCATTTACAATACCATCCACCAAGCAGCACCAATCTCTACAATTAAATCTGATATTGTATTGTTTCTCCACTTTGCCTTTGTTCCATATACTTCTTCTGTACCCTCAACAATATATTCATATATTTCCCAAAGCAATCCAATGATAGCTACCCACATTACCGCCCAAAAATCTGATGCACCAAACCATAAAGCTACTTTTGCTATGAAAAGTCCTGCTGCAATATGGACAGAACTCCAGTGATCTAACCAAGCATTGCTTCGTAGATATCCGATTAACCCATGATGTAGTTTCATACTAATTCCTTAACATTCGTCTTTCCTATTTTCATTCTTCCGTCTACACCAGATTCACTGCTAAATGTTTCTTCTGCTGTTTTTAAGCTATCGGTACGTTTTACAACTTCACCATCACTCCATACGAAGTATTTTTTACTTTTGGGATATTCTACAGATTCGGAATCTTTGCGGGTAGCACCAGGCGTAGCGTTAAGGTACAGCCGTACTTTTCCATTACGCCTGATAAGCATTAATCGTCAATCAACCAATCTAAAGCAACCATATCTGCGACAGATACTTCGAGATTGCCGATCTCTTTCAGTTTAATTTTATTAAACTTCATTTCGATTTCTTCATCAAACAAGGCATTGAGTTCATCCGTAAACTTTTTAAAGCCTTTAGACTTTTGATCTACGGCTATATTGCCGTCATCATTTTTCTCACCATATTTCTCTATAGCTTTGTCTCTAGCACTGTTAAATGAGTCTAGATGACCATTTGCTTCCATCAGCACACGAGAAACACGATACGCTTGTTTTGCTTTCATTTTTTCACTAGCGAGATTATTTAATGCGCTAATTGAACTTACTACTTGACCTAATTTCATGTTACTCCCTTAATTAGGTGTTTATTCCGGGGTATAATATGTTGCGTTCTTTGGAACGAAATATTGTTTAGGTGGTGAGCCTACGTTGATGTATTCACTATCTTTCTCTCCTAGTAGATCTTTTTCGTCTACATCAAACTCTAAATTTTTGTGCAGCATTTCATATACAGGTGGTTTTGAATTCCTGGCAGGTTGGTATGAAACATCTTCATATACTGCCTTTTTTTCAGCTACTGCGGGTTTTACCAAGGTTGCAGTTTTACTATGACCAAATTGATACAATGCAGGCTTTGCAGGTTCTGCGGGTCGGACTAATATTTTATGCGCAGAAACTTCTGCTCGATAGCTAACTTCTTCTTTCACTATCTCTTTGCGCCATTCTTTTGTGGACCACTTAACGCGCATTTATTTTATCGGCTAGTTTGCTAGATTTCAACGAACTGTATTTACTCCAATCCATTATATTCTCCTGTTATTTGTTTTATTATTATGCCCATGAACCTGTTGCATGAGTTACTCCAGTATAGTTTATTGATTCCAAAGTCCATCCTCCAAGCAGAGCATCGCCTATACCATCATTTTCTATAGCTATAGTATAATTAGATGCATTCTTTGTTAATGTAACATTTAAATTGGAAGTTGAGGCGTTGACTAAAACGGCTACATTATACAGGCTTGAAGACATAATTCCACCAAGTGATATTTCTATATGAACATATTCACTTTGATTATAATATCCACAACCAAATCTCGCCATTCCATACGCCATACTTGATATTGTAAATGTTTCTGTAGCATTATTACCTATA